GGTAATCAACGATTACAAAGTCTGGCTTATACTGATCGATCTTTCCACGAAGGACTGATGGATTAATTTCTCCACCCTGATCGTTTGAGATAATATGAAACTCTGGCTTACCCTGTAGATTTTTAGCATGCCAATCTTTAAGCATTTCTAACTCTACTTCTCCGTTGCTTAACTTTCTATGTGACCAACGACCCTCGCCCATAATCGTAAAGACACGATTACGGACCTCTGTCTCGCTCATCTCAAGACTTATGACTAGTGGGCTACGACCCTGTTTCCAGGCCTGTACAGCGAAATAGAGAGCCAACCACGACTTTCCGATACCTGGATATGCTAAGAAGACTCCCAACTGCCCTGGCATGATTCCAGAGGGTAGGTAGTTATCAAATCCTGGCAGGCCAGTCTTTATACCAATATGACCTAATGCTTGTTGTTTCTTGACATTTTCAAAATATGCGATAGCAGACTCTAGGTCAGTAACATCAATATCACGGATAGCAGCAGTGTTCTTTTTTAACTCTGAGGTCTGTGTTATTAGATTTTCTAAAGCCTTGTTACCCTCACCCTGCTGAACATCACTAGCAGCAGATCTTAAAATATCTTTTAGGCTATCTCTTAAATATTCTCCCTGAAGTTCATCAAGATGGTGCTTGGTTGCACCCACCCCTGGAACTGGGTCAAAGTCTCTGAACTTTTCACTAACTAAGTCAACTGGCGGTAGCGATGAGTTGTTTTCAAAATAAAGCCTGATGAAGTTCCAAATGTCTGCATGTGTTCTAAGAAGATTTTCTACATTGGCTTGAAGAAGAACATGTATTTGTTTATCTTGCAATACAGCAGTTATTAGTTTTGACTCTGTGCTATTCACTTAACCACTCCTTTGCCATTATCCTACGCTCTGCTCTTTCTGCATCGTCTCGCTCTTTATCTAATTTTATTTGAAGTATTTTTTCTGCGTTATATGCAAAGTAATTCCAAGAAGGGGAATGAGCAATGCTGAAATAATAATTTAATAAATCATAACAACCGATCATTCCGTAAGATTCAATAAGTGCATCGGCAGCCCACTGCTCTACATTAAGATTAAGAGAAGGCTTCTGCTCGTATCGCTGTGTATACAACTTGCTGTAACGACTAAGCAAAGCCATTCGGTCTTTGCGGTCTGCCATTACTTTGCTTCTGCTTCAGTCTGTGCTTCTAAAATTTTTGCTGTAAGTTTATCTTCAACAAACTTATAAACACGCTCAAAAGCCTGATCTGTATTTTCGCCATCTCGCTTTGAGTCAGTTACGCCAAGGTCTAGCCTTAGTGATTGAAAGTTGCCTAGATTTAGAGTGTATCCTAGAGTTACGGACACCTTAGTTGGTTCATTTTCCATTGTTATACCCTTCGCTAAATAGACTCACTCCATACAGGAATGAATCGTCCATCTTCTGTTTTCGTATATGTAAGTATACCATCGCCCATTCTTCGTGTCAACTCAGCCTTGCTGGGCGTAATGTCATTTGTAATTAATCCATCTTTTCTTGGTCTACCAATATGGTATGTAGCCAGTATATCACGAATCTCTTTTACTTGCGACTCAGAGTAATATGATCTAACACGAAAGCCCCTTGCTCCACCCTTTTGAGATCCTTTTGGAAATGGAATAATTCCTCTACGCATAAGAGACGGCATATATTTTTTATGACGATTAACTAGATTAGCAGTCTCTCCAACTGTGTATGCTCGTTCTCTATTTTTTTTAAAATCATTAATTAAACAACTTTCAATCCTGTCTTTATTAATATTATAAACAGACATGATTCCGTTAGATTTGTTTAAATGATGGATTCTAACAAGATCACCATTTAGAAACCAAACCTTTTTATTCCCTGGTATTACAGGGAGGACATTGTAGCCTTCGCTCTCAATTGTTCCCTTTTTAATAGCCATATGCCCTCCTGTGAATTACTAGGTGGATGAAAAAATGTTCTTGACCCACAAGACATGCAATACATCTCAAGATTATTAATTTGTGAGTATTGTCTGTCGACAAACATTCTTCCTTTGCATCTTTTACAAAAAATCATTAATTAGGAATTCCAACTACTATTAGGTTGATTCCAACCGATGTGTCTCCACCAACATTAAATTTTACAGTTCCTTCAATTTTAGAAGTAGAGATGCTTAGTATTGTTACTGTAACATCTTTTCCAGCATCTGTATTACCTACGTTTACTGGGGTTGCGGTAACTATTGGTGGAAACTTAAACTCACTTGGCAGGCTATAAGAAAAAGATTGGGTCGATCCTGCTGTTTGGGTAGATCCAGATGTAACCTGAACATAGCCACCGATAATTCTTGCCTCAGATGTTTTTACGCTTTGCTTTCCTGAATTTGGTGTGTCTACAGTTACATATTTATATATTGATGTAGACGCCTGTGCAGAAAGATCATTAACAGCCTTAACTATCTGATAAAGATATGTTACGTCTAAAGGCTGCCCTCTTTCGGGTAAAGGTAAGATTGCCATAATATAATTATACCAGACTGACTATCCCAGAATCATATATCTTTAAGTCCTCATTTATTACTGGGTTAATAGATGATGCTTGAACTACAACACGAACAGATGTAGTTCCTGTTTTTATAAATGAATAGTTTGAAGACCCTGTTGAAGCCACAAAGGTAGGTAAAGCAGAATCAAAACCTATAAAAACATCATAAAGTGTTTGTGCAGAAATTTCTCCAGCAGACCAATTTACCATAATAGTATTTCCGATAACATTTATATCTCCTATGCCTACCAAAACATCTCCAGACTGAGCAACGAATAACTGAGAGTATGCGGACTTTCTGTTCTTATCATCTGAAATTATTCTAAATCGTAAAACTACAGAATTGTCGCCCGTTACCCTTCCTAAAGAATCTTTTTTAATAACAACATTTTTTATTCCCTTATCTGGAGTGTTTGCCATAATTAAACATCCAAGACAAATCTAAATTCTATGTAATTTGTAGTGTTGGCTGACTTTATAATAGGCCTTGCTTGCACATTTTTAATTACAGAATATCCAGTTAGACCATACAGAGAGTTTGTAGATGTAGTATTTTCAACTCTTAAACCATCCAAACATACATAGAAAGAATCTGACGGCAAGTTATTTTTAGTAATAGAAACATAAATCTTTGCCACAGAAACATCGGACCAATTAAATCTTAAACTTTTATCAAGTTGCTGAAAAGTTTTGCTGACTACAACGTATCGGTTATTTGCAAAATCATGCTTATGTTCTGAGGTTCCTAAAGTATAGCCAACATGATCTACATCAACCATAAACTTTGCGTACTGAGTAGTTGAGTTTGGTCCAGTATGAGAAAACTCCAACAAAATTTTAACATTGTCTGGAATACTTTCTGCAGAGTTTGCCATTTTATTAACAACAGAAAATGCAAGCCTTAACTCATCCAGTGGGCTATTTTTTGTAAAGTCTACAGAAGTTTGATCCAATATAATATAATCTGATCCAGTTAATGGCACCATACTTCCTTGTGGATTATATGATAAAGAAGATGTATCTCCTCTCATTGCTACGATATTATTTAAGAATCTACATCTTTCGTTTCTGGCAACTCTATCAGACTGAGTAAAAATTGTGTTGTCGGCATTTGTAGAAAAAACCTTTGGTGTTTGATTTATGGATCCATTATTTTCACTACCGTCTAGAGGTCTATACTCTGAAGCAATTGCAGTCGGAGACTCTCCATCTATACTATATAGCCAATTGTCTGTGTCTGCAAAAGAATAAACAACTCTGCTATCAAACGATCCAGCGACTGGGTTTGATCCTGCAGAAAATATTCCAACTTCGGTAATCTCATACCTTTCCTCTGTTGGCAATTCTGCTGTTAATACTACTTTTGATAAACCGTTTTCATTTACAAATCCCCTAGAAATAATAGGGGCACGAAACATTTCAAAATCTAAAGACTCTTTATTTTTTAATATTGCCAACTGCTCAGTAGTAAAAGTATGATTAGAAGCAACTGGCTTTGCTCCACACCCTACGGCAATGTGGGACGCATATGATGGCGTCTGCCCGACAAGGTACTTTGCTAAAAGATTTTTTCCTATATTAGTTATCATTGGCTACTCCCATAGTATATTGTATCATCAAAAATGTTTCCAGCGGTGAGTATTTCAACCTCAACCTGTTCGTTTTCTTTCATATTAACAAGATTTATTACAAGGTCTCCAGTTATTGGGTCTATGTAAATTGACTTGCAGTTTGGAGTTTTTATCCACTTGGTTTTATCCTGCTCATTTGGATTCGTTGGTGGTGGGGAAATATCGTATCCAGTACCGCATATGGGAAGTCTGTCAAGTATAGACAAAGATAGTGACTTAAAGTAAGAGTCGGAGGATTGAAGCCTTAATACATTGTTTGGGTTATACTGTAAATATAGATCTGTTAAATTTTTAATTGGAGCGTATATTACTTTTTGACCATTTATCAAATCATGCCTAGAAATTGTTGCAAGTTCATACCCACCAATATCTTCAAATATTAAGTCTGTCATTATTTCTATTGACATGGTTTCGTCATTTGACAGTATAAGATCTGGCGTTGCAATCTTTACAGAGTCATCATCTTTTTTCTGGGATGGCTCTGGAATTGCTGCGACAGCAGAAAGATAAACAGGGTTTACTGATTTAATTGGACTTGACATTATACAACCTCACTTAAAAACAAAGTCATGGACGGACCATCAGAACTTCTAGAAAATTCAATATTATAAACAACAAACCTATTGTTTGGATTTGACGCCATACTTATATCATTTTCTTTATAATCTACACTAACAATATCGCCAAGTTGAATTGTTGGTATTGCAAATATCTGAACACCTAAAGACCTTCTTGGCTTTGTAATTTTTTCAACTAGCCATTTCATTAAATTGAATGCCTCATCCTGTGACTGAACATATGTTGTGTCTATTGCAAAATCTTTTTTGCCGTAAGTCATTCTGCTAAGTTTAATATCCTGATAGTCCTGCTTAAATTTATAAGGGTTTGATATTAATTGATCAGCAACAAACTGGGGATTTGAAACAAGACTATTTTTATTAAAGTATTCATCAACTGTTAAGTTGTTATCTGACTGTTGTGTAAATGTAATTCCTTGCATTCTTAAATAGTTTCCGCTTGTCTCATCTAAAGAAAGGGGTGCATCAGTTGTATTAAAAACCAAAAATTCTGCTCCATATGATCCTGCTCTAAAACCAGAAATTGCATATCCTTTCATTTTATTAAATGTAGGAGATATTTTTGCGCTTAATGCTGGATAGGCTTTATCATATTTAAAATTAAATGCTGCAAGTTCTCTCATTATACTTCCAAACTCCTCAAAATAAATATCATACTTAGGTGGCTCAGAAGACCCAACTCCAGTTAAATATGTATTTTGTATTAATCCGCTTATAGAGTATTTTCTAAATGATTCATTGACATCTAACTCCGAGTCTCCAAAAACAGAGTTGACTGGAGCACCTAAACGGAAAGATGTGTTTTGAGAATAGTTATTGCATAGAGCGTATACATTTTCAAACATTGCTCTTGAAGATCCTCTTGTAAATAGTGCAATATTTGAGTATACTGGAAGCGGATCTGTATCGTCTACAGTCTTTATCATAACGCCATTTAAATATAAATAGAACCTTCTTGTTGTTCCTATGTCTTCGTATTCTACGGCCAAGTCATATACCGTTGGATTTTCTTCAGCAAAACTTCTTGATTGTCCAGTAAATTTACCGTCGTCAACTGTGATCTCACCAAGACCGTCCCAAAGTTTTATTGGCACGGCTGCTCCATTATTAGATTTTATCTTATAAAAGAATACATTGCTAATTCCTTGCTTTTCTTTTTTAGACAAATTTCCTAATCCCAATGCTGCTATTTCAAAATAATAACCAACATTAGTCAATGGATTTAGCATTACCCCTATTCCAGCAGAGCCTCCATAAACATTTATATTTTTATCTGGCGTTGATCCATTAACAACAAAATATGTTGACGAGCCATTTGATGTCTGCCCTCTGTCCTGATTGTTTTCTATCTTACCGACAATTCTCATTCTTGTTCCAAAGTGCTTATACTTTTTATTTTCTAACGACTTATGAACATATGATATAAAATCCCTAGGCTTTTCTTTTGTAGTAAAGTTTGGACCAGTTAGAGATAGGGCAGAAGATTGTATTGATCCAGGCTGTTGCTGGGTCTGTGTAGTTATCTCTCCAGTTAGAGTTGTAGAAAGAAAGTTTTTTATAAGACCAGTTCTTGATGCTGTTCTTCCTATTGCATCGGCAGACGCACCAACATCTGTTGTCTTGCCTGCAGACCCCACCGTAGTTGCAGGAATTGGAGTTTTG